TCTCATTGAGGAACGCTTGGAAGTCTGGCTTCTCTGTGTACGCTACGCTGTTGTTAGCCAGTCTACGGTGTCCGTCGTTCTCCCACCATGCACCTGACTTAGCTTTAGCCATACGTTGGTCTGATAGGTTAGACAAACTAATCAATGCCGAACGTCTAACACCACCAACAACTACAATGTCTGCAACCTTACACACTACATCGTGACACTCAATGGATGTCAGCTTGCGTCCCTCTGCCTTACGGAAGACATCAACACAGAAGTGGAACAAGTCGTCCAATGGCTGTGCGCCTGATGCTCGACCACCAAAGGTCTCTAGTCTTGCACCTGCGGGTCGTACACCTGACATATCCCACTTAGGTATCTTACCTGCGTACAGCATAGCGATAAGCTCACGGAACGCTGATGCCCACCCTACCTTGCTGTCACCTACTACAATCGTTGTGTCAGTCTTGTGGAAGGACTCAGCGACTACAGGTAGCTTGGTAATGAAGTTACGTTCAACACTGAACCCCACACCAGTACCGCACATTAGTACGTACATAAGCTCGTCAAAGCTACGTGGTGAGTCAATGGCTAGGTAGCTACAGTTAAAGCCTGCTACATTGTCCTTCTGTAGTGCTACACCGGCAGTCATAAGACAGCGCATTGATGGCATAACTTCTAGGTTGAGGATAGAGTTGTACAGTTTCTTGGCCACTTTGTTGTCAATCTGTCCACGTTCTGACCAGAAGTCTACGTAACGCTGTACTGTCTCTTCCCATGTCTCACGACGACCTTCCTCTTTAATCCATCGTGCGTAACGTGACTTGTGTATAAACTGTTGGTACTTATCCATTCTTCTTCTTCTCCTTATCTTGTTTGTCTTTCTTCTTGCCGAAGATAGCATCGTAATTGTTTTCAAACTTCTTCTTGTCGGTAGGGCGTACTGCTGAACCCTTACCGCCGTGTGTCTGCCCTTGTGCCATTAGGATACCTCCTCGGTCAACCGTGCTAAGTACCACTGTGCTTTCTTTAAGTCCTCTACAGGCTTACCTTTGTAGGCGTAGCGCCAGAGGTACTTCATAGCGTTACCCTTTAGATAACCCTCAAACTCTGTGTCAGACATACTAGCCTTGATAGCTTCGATACACTCTACGGAACCTGTGTTGTAATGCACTGGGCTTTCTACAGGGTCGGGGAAATACTCCTGCCTATCGTCATCCTTTAGTTCTTCCTCCGCCAATGCCTTGTACTTTGTACGTAGCCTGTCCCACATCTCTGGTGTTGCGTCATTAATGCTCATAGCTATCCTCTCTATGTCTAATCAATCTATCTTCAAATGCTTCCAACAGTTCCTCACCGTTTATCTCTAGCACTTCCAATATAGTTATCTCGTCGTGGTCGCGTAGGAATTGTTCCTTGTATTCTTCAAACGACATCTTATTTATCCCTCACATACTTCAGTAATTCCTTCGTAGTCTTTACAGTGAAGTGAGCAAATCCTTCCTTCTCGCACCACTGTCCCATAGTCATCTTGCTACCCTTACGTACCTTCTTGTGTGGGTCTGACAAGACAAACACTAACTCCCACTCTGGCATTGAGTCTCGGATGGCGGTATACTTTTGTGTGTCGCCTACCCTGAAGTAACCCTTTGCCTCGATTAGTATGTTCTTGCCTTCGTGTACAAAGTCCGGTACGTACTTCCTGTGTATCGTGTAGGGCAGTCTGTATGGCTCGTACTGAAACTCTTTGTTTAGTTGGTCGTACAATGCTGACTCTAATCCTGACCTAAATCTCTTTTTACTCATCGAGGCTCAACTCCTGTACGTTAGGTTCATTGACTACCTTGCAAAGATACTTAGGAGCGTAGGAATAATTGAACAGCCTTAACTCTGGATAGCAATGCTTTTTGTACTGGCAATAAGAGCAACCAACAGCCAACTTTAAATTTCCTGACTTGCCATCTGGTTGCGGCTGATAGCAAACCACCTCCGGTTCTGGTTGCTCTACTAGCTTTTTTAAGCGTTCTACTCGCTCTACTACTGTGCCGTTGAAGGCTTCGTAGGCTTGGAACTCTTTGCCGTTCATGTCGTACTTGAGGAACGTAAGGTGACCGTTAGTCTTATCAATAGCCAACCAACCAATATCACTCTCACCCTCTGAGTGTGCGTAAGCTCTAATCTGGTCTACATAACCAAACGGGTCGTCATTCAGTATCTTGCCTTCCTTAAACTTCTTGAAGCCAAAGCTACTGGCTGACTTAACGTCCGTCACTACACCGTCAATCTTGCAGTCCATGTGTCCTACGATACCGCCTACATTACATACCTTCTGTTCGTCTGTGACTGTGTGTCCTGCCATACGTGTAAGGAACAACAACATCTCCTCAACCATGTGACCGTACATAAACTTGACGTAGGTGTGTGGCTGTATCTTCTCTTTATCAGTACCGTGTACGTGATTCCACAGGTACTTGTCTGTGCGTCCTATGTTCGACAGTCTGAGCGTCCGGTTATCCTTTCGCTTCTCTCTACCAAACTCTGTACGCATCAGGGCTTTAATGTTCTCTCCGTACTTCTCAATCTCCGCTTCTACGTCTACTGATGGGTCTGCGTCTTTTGTTTCCATCAGGGCGTATATATCGTCTACTAGAGTCTCAGTTGTTTTCATCTTCTAATTCCTTGAATCCTTTGAATCCTTGTATGGATTCCGGTAAGAACAGTTTGTTTAACGGAATCAGGTACATCCGACTGGCGTTGTTATCGCCTCCTGATACTGACCTGAACTTGTTAATACTAATTATTTTCTTTAAGACTTTTGTATCAAACACCAAGGTGCAGTACTCGTCGTCCCCTACGCATAGATTGTGGAACCAGTAGTCAGACTCTGTGGCTTCAATCCCAGATGGCTTACCCCATGACTCGTACTCTATGCAAATGTTTCCTGTCTTCTGCCAGAGGTCTTTCTCTGACTTAACTTCAATCTTCTTGTTGGTTAGCATATCAGCAATCTTATCTTCCCTTACCTCGCCGTATGCTAAATCAATGTCAAACTTCTTCCTGTCCGCTTTAGTGGGTTTCACTCCAGTCTCCTCCGACTTGGTACTCCCCTGCCAAAGGGCAGTTGAGGTTGTAGTGTTTTCCTGCCGCTTCAATGCAAGCAGTTGCGAGCCATCCAAACCTTTCTGCGTCCTTCTCTGCGACCTCCGTCTGGATTTCATCGTGTATGTTTCCTATAAACTTATAATCAATCTTGTGTAGGGTTGCGTACTCGTCCAGTAGGCACAGTGCTTTCTTCATAACGATTGCACCTGCGCTCTGTAGAAGAGTATTTAGTGCCGCGTGTTCTGACCGTACAGCGACCCTGCGTCCATCCAGTCCAAGAACATAACCTCTTCCTGAAGCCACTCCAACTCGTTCTCGTAACTTTCTAAGAGCTGGCGTATTTCGTAGGAACTTTTCCTTAAGTCGTTTACCATCTCTTGCACTTCCTCCGACAATACTTCCGATTTTCGCATCTCCTGCGCCGTAAAGGAAAGCGTAGATAAAAGTCTTTGCTTGGTTTCGAGTTTCAACGCCCGAAGCCAACTGGTTTGCCGTGTGAATATCTCCATTGAGAATTTCATTAGTGTAATCCTTATCGTTCATGTAGTGTGCAAGCATACGTAATTCCAAGCCACTTGCGTCCATACCTACTACCTTGTAGCCTGTAGGCACTGTCCAAACCTCTCTGCACTGTTTACCGTAGGGTGCATTACCTGCCGGTACTTGAGCAACATTTGGTTTAGAGTGTGTCATACGTCCTGTGACTGCGCCGTTAGCGTTGACATAACCATGCACTCTACCATTGTCCTGAACTGCGTCCAACCAACTCTGTATCTGCGCAATGCGCTTCTGTACCATAAGGTACTCACCAATAAGCTCCGCTTCCGGTATACCCTTCACTTTGTTAAGAACGCTCTCATCAACGATTGGCTGTCCTTTCTCTGTAAAGGTCTCTGGCTTCCATCCGAAGTATTGTAGGTAACGACCTATCTGTTGTCGTGAGCCTAAGTTAAACTCTGGATAATCCAGTCTGCTAAATGGTGCTACTGCTGTCGTCCACTGTTCGCCTAGAAATTTAAGCCCAACAACCGAGTACGTACCATCTTTCTTAACTTTGGGTGTAACTTCTTTGATAAATGTTGGTAACGGTTTGAAATTCTGATGCACTTTGTCTTCAAGTTCATACTTCTTCTCCTTTAGTTCTGCTAATAATATAAAAGACTTCTCTTGGTCTAGTACCCATCCGTTCTTAATTTGCTTGCTAATAATCCTTTGTACCTGACCTTCAAGCACAAGGCTTTGATTTCCAAAATTTGCAAGGTCACGAAGTAGTCTCTGGTACACCAGTTCATTAACTCTAACGTCTTGCTGGCAATACTCCACCATATCCTGAGAAAAATTATCCCAATCACTGTGTTCTCCTTTCGGTTGGTTTAGTAACTGACCCCAGTTCTCCAATGAATGACCGCCTTGTCGTGATGGCTCTGCCAGTCTGGACATGACTAATGTGTCAGTAACTTTACACTTGCTGAAGTCTACGTCGAGTAGCTGTTCCAATACTGGAATGTCATACCCGATGATGTTATGACCAATGACCTCTAGCTCGTCCTGCTCTTTAATCCAGTCCTTGAAACAATGTAGGTCGTCTCCTGACCATGTTGTAAATTCACCTGACTGTATGTCGCAGGCCACGATACACCAAACCTTATCAGGGGTTAGGCCATTCGCCTCAATGTCAAAGACTATCTGCTTCATCAGAACTCCACTTTACCCTCATCAACAGGGCAGGATGTTTCAATCATACGGCCTGACTCCTTATCGTAGTACAGGTAACAAGCCGCTCCTGTGAGTCCAACAAACCTGTTCTTCAGTACCCTGACACAAGTAGTGTTACGTGTCTCTGGGTCTGCGTGTTGTTGGTCTCGCTCTAGTCCAATAACCATATCACTTAACTGTGCGATAGCCGCTGAACCTCGTAGCTCTCCTAAGCTAATCTTTCCTCCGTCCTCGTGCGCCTTCTGCCCTGATGGTCGTCTGAGGTGTGACACCAAGAATAACCCGACTCCTGTCTCCTGCACTATCTTCCGTAGGTTGGTCATAATGCTGTCGATTGCCTTACGCTCGTCACCGTTGCTCTGGTCACTAACTACAATACTGAGGTGGTCAAGGATAATCCACTTACAGTCCAAGCCCTTAGCCATGTACCTGATGCGTCCTAGCAAGTCGTCCTCACTGGTACTGCCGAAGTGGTCGAGTAAGTGTATTCTATCTAACCCGAATGTCTTCTCCCAGTAACCACGTTCCTCACCCTCTACCAGAGAGTTCCTAACGTCCGGCAGATGTAACTGCTTGTTGGCCTCGATAGACATAATGCCTAGCGTAGTCTTAGGTACGTCCTCCTCTAATGCCAAGATACCGATATTGTCCTCGGTGTTCTTTATGAGGTAATGCTCTAGCTCTCGCATAATCTGAGACTTACCCATGCCCGACCCTGACGTTATCGTGACCAGTTCCCGTGGTCTGAATCCGTGTGTGAACTCATTCAAACATTCCCACGGATAAGGTATCGACTTGATGTCCTTCTGTTCCTGTAGCAAGTCCCATGTGTCCAAGCCTGAGACAATACCATCCGGTCTGTAGACCTTAGCGTCCCACCATGCCCTAGTGAACTCCTGTATCTTCTTAGCCTTGAGCATATCCCCTGCGTCCTTCAAGGGCAGTACTACGTTCTTAGCCTTGTTAGGTGTGAACAAGTTAAGCACTGACTGTGCCGCCTCCTGTCCTGCCTTGTCATTGTCGAAACATATCACTACGTTGTCGAACGACTCTAGCCATTCCAAGTTGGCCTTGATGTCCTTACTGGCTCCTGCCGCACCTGAGCGGATAGACACTACAGGCCACTTGCCGTCGAACATCTCACTGACTGCTAGTGCGTCTGCCTCTCCCTCGGTGATGGTAATGTACTTACCGCCTTCCCTGAATGCTTGCTGACCGAACAAGCCCACGTTATCGAAGTTCCCTGTCGCGTAGAATCCCTTGGTCTCTACCTGTCTAACCTTCGTCCCTGTCGGCTTGTTGCTATCCTTATCATAGTACGGGTAGTGATGTTTGACAATTTGTCCTTCCGGTGAGAACTCTACAGTAACGCCAAACTTCTGCGCTATGCCCTGTGAGATTCGCCTGTCAGGGATTGCCGCTATTACTCCTGTCATCTCAAATGCCCTTGTTGGTGTACGTGGTGCAAAGTCTGAGGCAGTTCCGTTGCCTCTCTCGTAGTAGCCACACCCGTTGCTGAAGCAGTGAGCGTGACCGTCGGAGTACCTTGCTAGATTGTTAGCAGAGCCACACTTAGGGCATGACTCGTGCTTCAAGAAGGTAGACTTCTCTGTCATTAAAAGTCCTCGTTCGAGTCAGTCTGTTCCGCTACCTCTAATACTTTGACCTTGTTGAGGTATGTGCTAGTACCATGTACTGGGTGTGGTGCGCCTTCCTGCCAGAGGATACGTACCTTGGAACCTCGCGGTACTCGACCTGCGAATGGTGAGCCGTCGGCGTTTAGGACACCAACCTCGAACTTGCTCGCAAACTTTCGTTGTTTGACACCTTCGTACTCGCGGAGTTTAACGCCTGCTGAGTCTAGCTCTGCGGCCTTGTCGTCGTCCAGAGACAATACCAGTGAGAACTTACCGGTGGACTGTCCGTTGTACATCTCGTGCTCGGTGAGATTCTCGAATGCTACTGTGCCTTCCAATACTTGTGCTGTCATATCTATTTACCTTTTGATTAAATTAAATTGTTACTACTTAAGTATACCTTAGTTAGTTGCTTTTAGTTTATTATAAAAGAACATAACATAAGTATATTATAGCATTAATTGTTACTGATGTCAAACCCTAATGACTCTAAATCTAAACTTTCTTCTCCGTCTGCGTCTAATAGTCCTCCGTTCTCGAATGCTAATGCCGCGTTAGTTGAAATACTCATACAATTATAACACAGGTCTAACGGCTTGTCTGTATTATAATCAGTTCTCTTTAACTCTGCTTCCGTCATAATAGCGTCACACGCTTTGCATCTGCTCATTTGTTGTGCATCCCTATAGTGTCGTAATGTATTTTGTCGAACTCCTCCTTAGAGGTGGTGTACAGGTCGTGTCTGATATGCTGTCGCGCTATCTGTTGCATCTCGGAAACGCTCATAGCGTACATCAGGTATTCTTCAACCTCGGTTATCCTGACGTGGTCGTCGTGTTCTAACCAGTCGCTCTGCTCGTATCCTATCAACTGCTCTTTAATCTTGCTCATCGTCCCAATTCTCCATAGTTTCTTTGATGCCCCAACAGAGGCACAGAATTAAACCTAGATAAAATAATGTCTCAATAATCAATTTTTATTCCTCCGTGCGCAGTATACACCTATTAGAACACCCACGCCTACTAAAGCCCACATAATCATTCGTCTAGCTCCGTCCATACGTTCCCTAGTGTAACAATAAAGAAGGGCAAGAGCAATACCAATCCGTCGAAAGCCATCGTGCTTAACTCTCCGTCCTTTACTGTCCACACTGGTCGACTCTCTACACTCTCTATGTCCAACCCAATGCCGAACCGAGGCTCCACGTTTAAAAACATACCTGCGATATTAAACTGCATTTTGAATCCTCCCGCTGTCGTCGATTAAATCCTTCACAAACACCCCATCTACCATACGCCCTGTGCGATACTTTATATCGTTATAGGCGTGATACATACACTCAAACAGCGTCAGTTCGTTCCTGTGGGCGATATTGATAAGCACTACCAATATATCCCCTATATCATCAATCGGCGTTAAATCGCCATCTAGGGACAGCCTAAGCTCCTCCACCTCCTCAACTAGCTTGCTAAACTGTGCAATATCTGTGCTACCGTCAATTAGATTGCGCGCCTTGTGCCAGTCCAGAATTTTATCTTCAATATTCATTATCACCGCCATTTTAATCTTCTCCTCTGTAGTTTACCTGCTGTTTAATATCTGCAATCACCTGCTGTAGTTCCGTTAGGCTCTGCCCTAGCTCGTCGATTGTCTCCGCTAGTAGGTCGTTCTCTGTCGTGTTATCTGTAATCAT